ACGCCTTGGCAGACGTTGCAGCCGACGACACAACGGACAGCGGCGACCCTTTTCTAATTTTCGAGCTATCGGAGGGCGGCGAACTGTTCGTAGACTCGGAAGGCTTCGCAACGATCAACGACGAGCAAGCCCCGGCCGGACAGCACGCACTATCAGACGGCAATTTCATTGTCATTGACGACGCCGGAAATATGGTCGTTACTGAAGAAGAAGCCGACGTAAACGAGCCGACCGAGGCCGAACTCGCGAAGGTTCAAGAGGCGAAGGATAGGGCTAAACAGTTTCTAGCCAAAGCCCCGGCAAAAGCAGCCGCACCCGGCAAAGCACCTGCAAAGGCGGCGGCGCCCGCGGCCGTTGTAGCTAAGCCCGGCACCCCGGCGGCGAGGATTGCAGCGCTTGAGGCGGAAATTGCAACGCTGAAAAAGCAGCCTACAGTAGCGAAGGCAAAGCCGAAAACAGACGAGGCAAAGGCCGAACCCGTAAACTTTACGGAAAGGGTTGCGGCCGCACTGTCTGCAAGACTGGACAGAAAATCTAAATAAATCAACAACCTTTTTAAAAAGAAAAGAAAATGGCAAATATGTATAATATCAACGGGCTGTCATATTCGCCCCGCGAGAATATGGAATGGTTTACTCGCGCGTTGTTCGGCGGTAAACTCATTCAAAACGGATATGTCGGCGCGCTGACAGGTATCAAGGGGGATGAAATGCTATCCCAAATCGACTTGCAAAACAAGATTTTGCAGGCGGATGGAAAAGATTGCGCTTGGACTCCTAATCAGATCATCAAACTTTCTGAAAAGCTGGCAAAGGTCAAAACGTACAAGATCAATCTTGAGCAGTGTATTGACGAGTTGGAAAACAAGCGAACCGCGTACCAACTCGGGCCGGGCGCTAAAAATGAAGCTTTGCCGGACGACCTCGAAGCCGCGACGCTGCAATTGATTGCAATCGGTTTGAGTAACGAGATTGAAGAAATGATTATCAGCGGGGATGAAGACCAAGACCCTAACGAAATCGACGGTTTCCAAACTCAAATGCTTGCGCCGGGTTCAGGTGCAATCCAAATCGCGGGCGACGTCTTGACACAGGCCAACGTATTGGCGGCCCTGCAAGAGGCATATGACGCCGTACCGGAAAATGTCCTACAGGCGGAGGATACCGGGACACTTTACGCGCTCGTATCCTACAAGACGCGCCGCCTAATCCGTAACGCTTTGAGCGTTGCCAGCAATCAAGTACTTTTCCCGCTGTTCTCAATGGACGACGCGGACAAGAAAAACCCGCGTATCTATTACAACGGTCTTGAAATCATTGTAGGTAAAGGCATGGACAACAACACCATTATCATTTATGATTCTGGAAACGCGCTGTTCTTGACTGACTTGCTTTCCGATTTGGAAGATGTCCGCTTGGGCAACATGGCACCGCCAAAAGACAGCATTATCTTTATTGACGGCCGTCTGAGATTGGGCTTCGTTGTGCCGTTCCCGGACGAGGTTGTTATCTGGTCTGACCTTATCGCGGCGGACGTTATCCCGAGCGGGAACAACGATTTGCGAGTAGTTCCTAACTCTTTGGTTTTTGACGTTGCGGGCGAATCCCAAGTTTTCAACATCATTACGGCCGACCCGGCCGCCGTGGTCACCGCGTTGGGCGGGTTTAGCGGGTTCACCGTTACGCCGGGCACTAAAACCACCGTCGGCGGCTTTGGTGTTACTCCGGTGACAGTTGTGGCCGGGCCTTCAGAAGGCAGCGTACCGCCTCGCGTTGGACAGGTTGTCGTATCAATCGACGGGACAGACCGCAAGGCTACCGTAACGCTGAACCAGAGAAACGACGACGGCGTTTTAGTTGTCTAACTGAGATTAATTAAGAAAGCGCCGGGTAAACCGCCCGGCGTATTTTTCCACACTTTCGACAAAATAAAAATATGGCAAATTGTAAATTAACAAAGTCACTGGATAACAAGGTTTGCGAATACGCGGTAGCGGGCGCGCGGGACTTGTATCTAGCTAACTTCTTCCGGCCCAACTACGTAGCATTAACGCCCCCCGCTACGCCTTTGGATGATGCTATTAGCTACGTAACGGACGCGGAAGGCTTTATAACCGCGATTCAGTTACCAACCGGGGAAAGCTTCTATCGAGTCCAAGGCGCAACCGATACGATTAGCTGGGCTGACGCGCTACTAGTCGGCGGTAACGGCGGCAAGTACAGACAGCACACGGTTAATGCCGTACTTAACCAATACGATTTAGACATTCTAAACGAGGGCGACGCGCTTTCTTTGGGTCGATTCGTTGCGGTTGTAGTGGACAACGCCGGGCGCGCCGTGGTACTTGGCAGAACGGGCGGAATTAGTGCCGCTGCAAACGGGTTCGACTATAACAGCGGAGCAGCCGCGGCGGACGCTACAGGCTGGACAATCTTGTTACAGGGTATCAGTATGGAAATTGCGCCTTTGCTCTTGAGCGAGGCGGTTATTACCCCGATTGAGGATACTGTATAATCTGAAGCTTTCAACCTGTTAAATCTAAAGCCCGGTATTTTGATAATATCGGGCTTTTTTCTCTTTAGATTATGGCTAATTGCAGAATACAGAACTTAACCCCGGCGTGCGGGTATAATGGCAGCGGCATTATCAAGGTCATTTTATTAGACTTTGAAGACTTTCAAGGCTTCGGATTTCAAGACGGCGCGGGTTATGAATCCTGCTTTGTTGAAAGCATGTTTCATTCAGGCGACTTTGTAGAAATACCGCTTTTAGACTTTCCGGGGGATTACGCTGGGAACCTCAACGCGGGTATATACTCGCACGTTTTAGAGGCTTTCCTTTCTGAGTTGTCCGGGTCGATGCTTTCACAGTTACACTTAGCAACAAAGCGGCCGCAACTTGTGATATTTGAGACGAGGGCGGGCAAGTACTTTGTATTTGGACAGGACAACGGCGCGAAGGCTTCTTTTAACATTGTAACGGCGGACGGTACCGGGGCGGTCTTGACCCTTTCGGCGACTTCCATTTATCCGCTATTCGAAGTAAGCGCCGACGCATTGCAGCCCTACAAAGCACAACCGGGGGTATATGTCCCCGTATTTGATGAAACCGCCGTTTGTGAAATAGACGCCGAAACCGACACTTTTACAGGCTTTTTACAGGCCACTTTTGCGGCGCGTGTCTCGGGTATTTCGGGCGAACCCTTGGATATAAAGGGGGTGCTTACCTCTCAAAGCGGGAATAACCCGGCGGCTATGGTACTTGAAGGCTTTCCCGACCCTTTAGGATACGAGGTTACAGGCACTTTCGCCCGGCGGGCTTACATTGACGGCGCGCCTAGTGTTCAATACGCCCCGGACATTTGCGAGGCGCCGACCCCGGCGGGATGGATACTAGATACGGGATTTTGGAATAATTCCGCGTACTGGTTAGATAATGGAATTTGGAACTATTAAACATATTTAAAAATGGCTATTCAATTAATCACCGAAGGATTGAGCGGCGAAGACGCGGCAAATCTTATATACCAAAACGATAAAGAATTAGAGGCAAATATTGCCCTAAAAATAGGGGTCACGCGGTCGGCTAACCTATATAATTATTTAACCGCGATTCCTGACAAATTTATCGATTGGACTTCGGGAATACTTCAAACAAATACATCCTATTCCGCGTCCGATTGGATACCTATAGACCCGTCAAGCCCTTATTTCCTTTCCGGCATCGGGGCCGTGTCTCACTACGCGTTCTATAATTCCGCTAAGGTTTTTATTTCCGGGGCGCAAAACCCCGTGTATCCAATCACAAGCCCGGCAAACGCGGGCTTTATTAGGGTATCCTTTGGTAAATCCGCTATAACAACGGCCATGTTAGCAAAGAGCCCGACGGCTTTGGCTTTCGTACCTTATCAAGCACTAGACGCAAATGCAAACGCGCTATTAAATGCGACATATAGACAGCTTTTAGTTAAAATAAATGAAGCCGATTTAACTATAATCACCAAGTCGGCTAACCTCTTTGATTATACAAAAGTAACGCCGGAATTTTTTGTTAACTGGACTAACGGGACA